TTCTTCTCGTTTTAAACGTATGCTTACTGAGATGATTTATAATAATCAAAGTAATCTTATGATGCGAGTTGAAGATACTCAATTAAATGGTACAGCGTCTTATTATAATAAATATGGTTTAACTATGCCATTTGATATTAATGTTTTATGGAACTCTTTAATTGATGTTACTAGATATGCTGCAAATAAAGAAGAACTTATAAATAGTCTTAAGGTTACTTCTGAATCTGTTTATAATGGTCAACTTAAACCTTTAATTAATAAATTAGAGATTCTTCCGGATGATGATGCTTCTACTATAGAATCTAAAGAAATATTCTATAATATGTATATGGCTTCAGTTGATATGGCAACAACGGTTGTAACTCAAAGTGAAACTATGAGTTATAATATGTCTGAAACTGATTATAATATGTCGTATGCTGTTCGAGAAAGTAATCGTCAATCTTTTGCTATTACTAATGTATATAATCAATATCGCAATATTCTTACTAATAAGTTTCAAAGAATTAGTACCAGAAGTGCTGTTCAATTTGATATAAATGCTTTGTATAAAACTGGTAAATCTATTACAGATAAAGTAAACAGTTTACTGTATAAATCTAATAATGCTGGTATTAATTGGACTCCTAATACTATATTCAATTATTTATCTATTAAATTTAATGTTCCTTTTGATGTAATTAAAGCTTTATATGTTGATGGAAACGCAGATAATAAAGTAAATACTTTAATTCATCAAAAAATTGAAACTGAACTTGTTCATATTGATGACGTATTCGATAAGATATTTAATCAAATAAAAGCTAATATCACAGATAAACAAAGTGAAAGAGCTAAAGATCGTCAAGCTAATAAGATTCGTAATTTGTTTTATGATACTTATAAACCGGGTGATACAATTAATTCTATCGTTGATGATATGAGAGGTAGAATTAATATTCTAGCCACTATAGGTAGTTGTGACCCTTCAATTAAAGTAGATTTAAGCTATATTAATGTTGAAGGTGAACAAGAATATACACCTGAGTTTTATAATCATATTACTTATATGTTGCAAGGCATTGTTAATCGTATAGGTAATGTCAATGTTGAATTAATGAAATATCGTTTTGCTGATTTTCTTAAATCTAAAGGTACTAAATATAATCCTATTATTTGGAATTTAGGTAATGGTACTGGAGGAAATGGTAAAGGTTTCTTTAATTTTAAAAAAGATGATAGAGGTAATGAAGTTTTAGACGAGGATGGATATAGAATATTAGATCCTATTAATCCTGTAAATATTGAAGCCGTTAAAGCATTTGAATATTCTAGATTTAATGGTTTATCTAATAGAGATCAAGGTATTGGTACATCATATGTTGATATGCACGATTATATTTGGACTCGTGATGTTATTCTTCGTCAAATGCAAGAACGTTATTCATTACCTTCAGCTGATGCTTCTCGTATATATGAATTTGTTACTGGTAATATATTAACTGAAACTAATGGTAGTAAAAGAGCATTACCTTTTAAACTCATAGATAATAACGGTACTTTCGTTAATTATCGCATAGCTAGAACTAATGATCTTGAGTCTAATTATACTTTCCAAAGAGTTAAAGATACTCTTCGTACGGAGATGGAAATGATGTTAGATGCTAGACGTATGCTATTCGATTATGATTCTATTACTCATAAGCTAACTTTAAAGAAAGAATTTACTAGAAATAAAGATGAAGTTCGTGAAGAGTTTAATAATATGAATCCTGATGAAAGAGCTGAGATTGTTCATAATAAATTTAATGGTGATATTAATTTAGCATTTGAAGATTACTATGAGCATTATTCTTTTAATAAAGAAGTATTTGAAGGTCTTCAAGCTCCTATATTCTGGGATGGTAAAGATGTTATTAAAAATGGTAAACCTACAGGTAATATCTTTAAGTTTGGTAATCTTAATTTCAGATATACTAATGAAAATGGTAATGTATCTGTAAGAAGCATTATAGATTATATAGAAGATGCATTTAAAGAATTACATCCGGATGAATTAGCTTCTTTCGGTAAATTCGAACCTTTCATGATATGTGGTGAAGATTTCTCTACTGCATACGGAGATGTAATCGATAATGCTTTTATGCGAATGTTTGTTGATAGAATGAATAGTCATTTACAAGATGCTTTTGATTATTTAGCTCCTATCAGAGATAACATTCAATCTACTCTAACCTATAAGAATCAACTTAAAGTTATTGGTGAACAACTTCCAGATGATTATAAAAATGATCGTTATTGGGGATTTGTTATTGCTAATCTATTAGCTAATCATTATATTGCAGATATTGCTATTCAAGAGTTATTCACAGGTTATACTTTTGAATTTAAGAATGCTCTTGATTGGGCTAAGCGTGCATCTCAAGGTGTTAGACCTGGTTCTAAAACTAGAAGTAATACAACTTATACTCAGATTATCGTAAGTGATGTTAAACTTAGAGATAATATGATTGATAAAATTGTAGCACCTTTTGTTAAATCAGATGAAACTACAACTAATACTCTTCGACGCAGATTTGGTATTGATAAGATTACAACAGCAGATGCATTTAATATCATAACTCAAGATGAATGTATAGCTCGTTTTAAAGCTATGGGTAGTTATGATAGTTTTACTTTACCTTCCGGTAAAACTCTTAAAGAAATTGTAGAAGATGAAGATACTCCTATTAGTTCACAAGATTATGCACGTATTGTTGAGCAATTAAAGTATTATTTCTATAAACGAGGTAAATCTACTCTTAATAATAGATTTAATACTGATATTATATTTTCACATCAAGATAAGAATTCAACTCTTGTTGTATTCAAACGTATGTATAAAGGTACAAATTATGAAACTCTTTATGATTGGATGAAACAAGAAGGTATTGATTCTATTAACTTTGCATCTGGACATAAAGTTGGTGGTTTACCTCAAGTTAGGCTCTTTAATATTGCTAATAATGAACAAGATGCTATTCTTAATATTCAATATAATGAATCTACTAATCGTTATGAATTAAAGAATTATCCTAAAGGTATTGATGCTTTTAAACATATGCTTAGTCATAATAATCTCTATGTGCAACAAGAAGTGCCTTCTCATTTAATTGATGAAGAAAATAAAATTGGTACTCAGCTTCAAAAACGTATTCTTGATAATCTTGTATTTAATGGAGAATATTCTATTGGTAATACTGTACGTAAAGGCAAAACCGGGGATAAATCTTTTGATAAAGCTGGTGTATTTGAATATTATCAAATGCTTCTTGCTACTAACGCTAATGATGAAATGTATCGTTTGCTTTCTGATTGGGGAGCTATTGATGATAAAGGTAATATCAAATATAAATCTATTAATGATAAGAATGTAGTTGAAGTTAATTTAGATTTAGTTCTTGCTGATCTTCGTAGATACTTTAATGAAACTGAAATTGATAGAAACTTTATAAAAGCTACTATGATGATAGACGGTAGACCTTTTATACCTTTTTATCATCCTACAATTAAAAGTAGAATTGAATCTGTTCTATTAGCTCGTATTACACGTAGAGTTACCAATCTTAAACTTAAAGGTGCTCACGTTACTATTCAGCCTGATACTTTCTTACAACCTGCATCTGTTACGTTGGACAAAAAAGGGTTAATCAAAGGAACTCAAGCTAATGTTTCTAGAATATATCATGAAGGTCAAATTAAGTTCTCTGATGATTATTGGAAACTTAGAGCTGAACTCAATGATGATGGTAGTATTAAGAGAGATGCTAATGGTACTCCTATAATTAAGAAAGATGCTGATTTTAAACTTCAAAGTGAATGGTGGGAAGAAGTTAAACAAGAAGATGGTTCTATTAAACAAGTATTTCATCCTGCTGAAATCATTCTTAATAATTGGGATTCTCGATTTAAATTAGATGTTGATGGTAATCTCGATTTAAACACTATTCCCGAGAATTTAAGAACTATGTTTGGTATTCGTATTCCTACTGAAGGTCATCAATCTATGTTTGTTGCTAAAGTTGTAGGAGTTTTGAACAATGGTGCAAGTCAAGCTATTGTTCCTGAACATCTTGTTACACGTACTGGTTGGGACTATGATATTGATAGTATTTATCTTTCTATGAAAGAATTTGATGTAATTAACGGTAATTATGTTGAATATACTAAGAATAACACTAACTCATATAAACGTCAATCTTTAGAATATGTTGCAGATATTTATTTTGCTAAAGCTAAAGATTCACTTAAACAAGATTATCTTAAAGTTAAAGTTCCTTTAATTAATAGACTTGGTGATATTAATGAAAAGATTAATACTCAAACTGGAATAAATGATCCTGTATTAACTAGATTAAAAACTGAATATGCAGATCTTCAAAGAGAACGTTTTTATTCAAAAAATACTTCTGAACGTGAAGCTCTAGCTAAAGCAATGGAAGCTAAAGAAGTTGAAATTGAATCTTATAATACAGCTAATTTAAATTCTGTTATAACTGATTCTGAACTTAAAGCTCTTTATAATGAAAAAGCTGAAATTTATTTTAAACTTAAAGAAGCTAAGAAAGATTATGATGCCAAATATAAAGAATTTATAGATAAGATTGTTACTACTAAGTGGAATGAACTTAATGACTATGGAAGAATGCCAAGAGCTGCTAAAGATAATGCTATTATTGATACTTGGATTGGTATTCATTCTGATCTTAAAAATACTCTTAATAAAGAAAAATCTAATGAATTTGAACATAGTAAATCTGCTGCTTCTTATATAAATAGAATTGCTGGTTATGATAACTCTATGATGAATCAGCATTTTCTTATTGATCAAATTAAGATTCGTAATATTAACAATAATATTGCAGTTCTTAAAGGTCAATCTATTGCAGCAGATAATGCTCTATCTATCATGGGTTTTACTGAAACTAAACTCTCTGATGATTTTGCTATTCCTATTAGACTTAATTTTAGTGATATTTCTGGATATAATGAAGATATTCCTAATAAAGCTGAATGGGCTAAGAAACAAATTCTTAAAGCTTTTAAAGAAGAGAAGTTATCTAATGGAGAACGTAGTATTGAAATTAATGTAGATGATAGTACAATCACTGTTTGGTGTCGTAGTTTATATAATAATGATTATGGTACTTGGACAGATGTAAATAATGAACCTATATCAGCTCAACGTTCTGAATTAACTTCTCATATTCTTGATGCTGTTAAGGATAATCTTTGGTTTAATCTTAATACTTATACTGTTGGTAATACCGCATTATTAGCTTCATTTCCTATAAGTTGGAATGCTAATTTAAAAACTAAAAATGCTAAAGTTGAAGGTGTTAATAGATATATTTATTCGGCTCTTATTGAATCTCAACAAATCATTAGTGATTTTGTTACTAATATTTCTATTAAATCTATAGAGAACTCTAATAACTTTACTAATATTAGTTTTCATAATGTTCGCAGTGATTATATGATTGACGCTGCAACTGTTATAAGTAAACTTCTTATTAATAAAGGTGAATCTCTTAAAGATTTTATTAAAGATTATTTTGCATTTAATCAAGATAATGTAGGTCTTAAAGCTGTTATTAATAAAATTAATAAATTTCTTACACAAGAAGATTTATCTAATTTTACTATAACTAAAGCTCATGAACATGGTTTAACTATAAATCAAAATCAAGTTCAAGCTATGGCTAGATTTATTGAAGCTCTTGCTGAAAAAACTGGAATTACAGCTTATGAAATAAATAGTGGAATTAAGAATAAAGCTAAAACTATAACTGAACTTGATTCTTTATTTAAAGAAGGTCAAAACTACAAACATAATGTTGAAGATCTTGAAGCATATGCTAATTATCTTAATCGTCAACTTGAAGTTTTAGATTACTATATGTACGTTGATAAAGCTGTAAACGCTATGAAACGTGCGCAAGGATGTCTTATTACTGAAAAGAAAGGTGCTGGTCCTAAAACTTCTGAAAGTAATAAACTTTTTGAATCTATTGCTATGCTTCAACATAATGTCAATACTTTAGTTCAAAATGCAAAAGACGCTAAAGTTCCTGACACTATGATTGATGAACTTCTTTATGAATATTATAGTGTAAATGCTATTACAGATAAAGGTAAAGTTATAGATGATTGGATTGATAAAGCAAATGATTATCTTTTATCTATTACAGATATTGAAGATAAACCTATTCAATTAAGTAAACCTAAATCTCCTTTTAGAATAGGTAATCAATCAATGATTGAAGCTATATTTCCATCTATTAATGATTCTAATTGGACTATAGAAGATAGTGCTTATCCTATTCTTCAACAGCAATTATATTCTACTAATGAGATGTCTGTTAATATGTTTCATGATATATTCATTAGTGAGAATCCTCTTTTCAAAGATAAGATTAATTATTGTATGGCTAAACTTGGTCAGAATAATAATCCTGAACTTAGAGAAGCTCTTATTAATTATGCTATAATTGATAAGATTCGAGATATGTCATTCTTTAATGATAATAGTAAAAGTCCAGAAGCTGTTCTTGAAGATAGAGCTAAACTTTTAGGTTGTACTAGAATTATTAAGAATAATAAGAATGAATTTAGATTCCAACTAGCTACTGATTTATCACTTACATCAGTTAATCTTAAAACGTGGTATAATGAAACTGAAAATAGACCTTATACTCATGCTGAAAAAATAGCTATGTTTAAAGATTTACCAGTAGGTATTCAATTAGCTATGGTTAAAAATACATTAACTGATGGTAAATATGTAGTAGTTAATGGACAATATATTACTAAAGGCAATCTTAAGCTTAATCCTAATCATATTCTTTCTTTATTATCTTCAAATACTATGGAAAGTCTTATTATAAGAAATGGTTACATAGGTATTTCAACTAAAGAAAGTGATGATGTTGATTTTACTAGAGATACATTCTTTCAACTTATTAATAGCCCTGATGAGTATTGTCGTATTCTTGGTGAAAATCTAGTTAAATACGCATTTTGGATTAATAAACTTGATTTTGGTCGTAATCTATCTAAATATATTCCTATTGATCTTTATGGTAGATTTAAAACTAAAAATGATGGTTATATAAGTGCTTATAAGACTACTTGGGGAGATCAATTCGATTCTATTAATTTTGAATCTATTGATGGTACTAGTGATAAAGATATAAGACTTGCAATGAGAGAACAAGGTATTACTGATGGAGGTAGTAACTTTAGGTCAAATAATGCTGCTCTTTATAATTATGCTAATGCTTTATATGCTAGTCAATCCAATGAAGATAATATTCTTCTTAGAGATAACGAAGAACTTGATCGTTTTATTGAAGCATTTGTTAGAGCTAATTCTGAGAATACTCGTATCGTTAAATATATGAAACCTGAATATATTTATGATACCAATAGTGGTAAACAAAGAGTTAAAGATCAAACTCCTACTTTTACTAAGATTACTAAAAGTAATTTATCAAGAAATGCTTTTGGACTTAAAGGTGGAGTTGCAAATGAATGGCATAATGATGTTGATCCTGAAGTTCGACAGTATATAGAAGATGCTCTCAATAGTATTCTTAAAGATGCAATTATTGTTAAACATAATGATATATGGAACATTGTTGGTCAAATGATTGTTGAACCTACAACATTTGTTAATAATTCTCGTTATGCTAATGATATGTATCTTAAGACTCGTGAAAAAGTTATAGATAAAGAACTTACTGGTCTTAAGAAATCTTATAAAGCTAAATTACCAGAAGGTACTCTTTATAAACGTTTTGATATTAATGATTGTACTTTTTATTATCCTATTAATAAAACGTTTAAATCTGAATATTTAACTACAGCTAATGATTACTTTAAATATAACATTGAATCTCAAGAAATATATGAGAAAATAGCTACAGTTCTTAGTAAGTTTTATCGCAAATTTAATAGTTCTGTTACTAATACTGAATCTCATGGAAGTTTAACGCAAGCTATTGATGCAGCTACAAGTAATGCAGATATTACTATTTATATTGGAAATGAATCTGATACTAATAGAGGTCTTATTGCTAATGATAATGTAATTACTATATCAACTCAGCGGCTCATCGAGGATTCATATAATACTGAAACATTACCTGCTAATATCAAAAATTTGGCACTAATTGCCAACGGAGAGCCACTTTCTCAACTCGAACAATTAAAAGTTCAAGGACAAATTTTTAAAGGCTTAGAGAGCCTTATTCAAAGGCTAAATCCAACAAATATTAGTGCAATTCAGGCAGATGGTATCAATGATATTATAGTTGATTATATTGGTATTAAAAAGAATGTTACAACTACAGTTCATACTATTAATAGTACAACTCCTAAGTTCTCTATGGTCTTAGATACTCAATTTGTAGCAGATGATAATACTGGATTAGGTATATCAAATCTAGAATTTATTAATACTCTTTATGAAGTTGAAAAGACTGCTATCGGTAATACTAAGTTACTTCGAGATGAAATGTCTATCATGGGAGAACTTAATACTGATTTAGAGAAACTAGACGCTAGAGCTAAAGATGAAATAGCTAAACTAGGTAGGGACATGAATAGTCTTCCTAATTATGTTGATACCTTCAAGTATAATGCTAGAATATTTGAGAGTGTTAAAGATATGATTAATAATATAGTCATTGATTTAAATACTAATGGTATTGCCGATTTATGGACTAAGAAAACTCCTGTTGATCGTAAACAATGGGTTACCGATTTAAATAAACTTAGTAGTCTTATTAAATCTCAAACTTATATTGAAGATTTAAATCCTATTGATGAAGTTAGTTTTGAAAATGCTTCTCAAACTATTAAAGATTCAATTAAAGATTTTAATGAAGCTCTTCTTAATCTTAAAGGTTTATATGCGGAAATAATTCCTCTTAAACGCAAAGTTATTGATGCTTCTAAGATTTATTTTGGTATTATGATGAATCAAAAATCACATAATGCTAGCTTTAATACTAAATTTAAATATATTCAAGATAAACTCGTTGAAACTGGATTTGAATCTGATGATATTGGTCCATATCTTGTAACTGAGAAAGATATTCAAGAAAATATTCGTACTATGCTTGGTGATAATCTTGATTTATCTACTGCTATTAAATGGTTAGATTCTGCTGCACAAAGTGGAATTCCTATTATTGATACAGTTCTTTCTCAATATGAACTTCATGCTCTTAATGCTACTGAATTTGCTCTTAATAAAAACAAGCAAACATTTGCATTATTCAAGAAGTATCCTAACTTCTATTCAGAGAAATCTAATGGTAAACCTAATATCAAATTTTCACAAGCTCGTTCTAATGATTTTAGAACTAAGTTTATTAATGATAATAATGCTCAATTAACTACTCCATTTGATATAGTTAAAGCTGCATTCGATTATGCTCAAGTTAAAGCCTCTATATACGATGAATATATTCGTGAAAGAAAAGCTCTTGAACCTGCACTTGAATCTGATGATTTTATTACAGTTAAAAATGCACAAGATGCTTTAGCTAAACTTGAAAAAGCTCATATTAAACGAGTAAAAGCTGCTGGTAAAGGTATCTATTCAACAATAAATGTTTCTATTCCCGCTGAATATAAAGGAAGACTTGAATTAAAACTAGAAGATGTATATGCTAATCCTAAAGCATATTTTCCTAACCTTACTGATACTGAAGCGTATTATTATACTAAACTTATAGAACGTGTTTATAAATCTAAGATACGTAAGAAGTTTGCTCAAGTAAATGGTATTAAACTTAAAGTTCAAGGTCAAACTACTAATAAAGTTCTTCTTGAAATTAAAGTTTGTCGTCCTGAATATCGTGATTCTAAATTTAGTAAACTTACTAAAAATGATATTGATATGATTGTTGAAATGCAAGAACTATTTGCAGAACTTAATGATGTTGCTATGCCTAACACTGTTAAAGGAGCAAATTTCTTTCCAACATTTATATCTGCTAATTATAGAGATGTTCTTAAACAAGCTGTTGGATGGCACGAATTACAAGATGATGATTATAAGAATACATTAAGTGGTGAAACTCAATATTATCTTAAAGCTACAGCTCTTAATCGTCCAGAAGTTAGAGGTAAAATTAAATATGATCTTTATTCTATAACTAATGTTGATACTTATAATGCTTTAATTGAAAAAGCTAATAATATAGCTAAACATAGAAATTATCATAAGTCTATAACTTCTATTAGCGATATAGTTGAATATAATCAAACTCTATCTGATAAGCAAATGAGTGAGCTTAAAGATAGAATGAATTATGATCCTCTTAATGTAACTCTTAATTATATTAATCAACTTAAACGTATTAAGATTAATCGTGATTTTGAGCCTGAACTTAATCTTCTTCAAACTATTCTTTCTATGCCTGAGTTTAAAGCTAGAGAATACGGTGTTAAGAGTAAAAACATTATTAATAAAGTTTTATCTCTTTATACTAAGAAAACTGAAGTTGTTACTAAGAAAGGTAAAGATACTTATGCTTTTGAAAGATTTAAAGCTTTTTATGATGCTTTTGAAGGTAAGAATCGTATTAATACATTAACTGATCAACTTCTTAATACACTTCATACAGTTAATAGTAAATCTCTTATGTGGATGAACTTAACTGCTGCTTTAAAGAATATTGGTACAGGTCATATTAATATTGTAAGTGAAGCAACTGGTGGTGAATTTACTACTAAAGCTACACTTCTTAAAGCTCATGAAATGTATGTTAAAGCTCTTCCATCGTTATGGGCGTCACTTGGTGAATATACTTGTGATAATCTTGATGCAGCTTTAATGAAGTTAGCTGGTAATATTTTTGAAGATCATATTGAAGCTGGAGTAGATACTAAGACTAATATTGTTTCTCTTGGTATGTCTAAATGGGATAATATAATGTTCTCTCCTAATACTATTGGTGAACATTATCTTCAATTCGCTACATTCTTATCTGCTATGCAAACTCATAGAATTGTTGCTGGTTCTATTATGAACTATGATCAATTCGTATTTTCACTTAGAGAAAAGATGTTTGAACAAATGGTAGATGCTGATACCTTTACTAGATATAAAAATTATAAGACTAAACAAGAATCTCTTAAAGGTAATAATATTGAATTTGTAGATTATCTTTCAAGATTCATTTCTTATAAAGCTAATAACTTTACTAAAGAATGGAAAAACAATTATGCTAAAGCTTATAAAGAAGCACTAAAAGATGCCAAGAAAAAATTTGAATCTAATCATACTACTCTATATGATGCATTTGAACTTAAAGATGGTATAGCTTCAATTAAAGAAAATAGTGGTATAACTCTTGAAGATTTTGCTAAATTCTTAGGTAAAGTTAAAGGTGTTAATCATAGTCTTCATGGTATTTATAATACTTTTGATAAATCTATGTTATCTGGTAAGATGTGGGGAGAGGTTATTCTTCAATTCCGTAAATGGCTTCGTCCTAACTTTATTAGATATTGGGGTAAACGTGTAGGCAAAATTGTATTTGATGAACGTCTTGAATCTTATAGAAGTGGTGCTTACATGGATATGATAAATTTTATATTATCCAATGGTAAAAGTGCTTATAGAGAAACTATTGATAAAGCTATAGAAAATGGCGAAGATATTGATTTTGCTACTAAAGCTAAAGCTATATTCAATGGGTTCTGCGGTTTATTATATTGGTTCAAAGATATAAACTTTAGATATAATACTCTACCTCAAGCTCAAAAAGCTAATATTAAAAGAGCTATGTTTAATTTTACAACTCTTGTTGGTTTATCTCTTGTTGCTGCAAGTATGTATGCTGCATCAGATGATGACGATGAACTTGATGAAAATCTATTCTTTGCTCTTGCTTGTTATACTATTTATGGTGTTCAAACTGAACTTTATGAAACTTCACCTTGGGGTCTTTATTCATTCTATAAACGTACTATGGAAGCACCTATACCTTTTGAAACAAGTATATCTAATGTTCTTAATCTTGCTTATTGGACACTTATTGCTCCAATGATTGTAGATGATGAAGAAATGCTTTATGATAGAGGTACATATAAAGATGAAGATAAACGTTGGATTGCATTTAAGAAAACTATTCCGTTATTCAATCAATACAACAAGATGTTCTATTTACCAAAGAACAATACATATTATATGCAACAGAATCCAATACTACAGATGATAGTTGAACTAAATAAGTAAGGACTTCTGTTGGACTTAAAAAAATGAGAGAGGGCTTTCAGATAATACTGTCAGTCCTCTCTTTTTGTATCTATACTAAACCTAATACTGCTAGTGCTAACGCTAGATTCCTCTCGCTTCCACATCTATCCCTCTACCGGGGTCTGCATAGTTCCGCTATGTTTATAATCATTATATTGATAATTCTATTGGCAAACTTGTTAGTGATTATGATTATAAAGAAAGCATTTTTAGTACTATTAGTAATACTAGATGAGCTTTCCAATCCCCAGTAGGGAAAGTGCTTGTGGTTGCGTGCGGAACTAAGCATAGCACTTGTAACAGCACTATGCTTAGAAGACTAATAATCAATTTCACTATCAACACCACATTCATTAAGTCCACCAAAATTAATTTTATTTACATTAACAATATAAGGTAAAATCTTTTTAATTTGAGTAGAATTAACAATAAAACTTTGATTAGTACCTGGATGTCGCATAACATACTTAATACTACCAATATAAAGATTAGGAGAAATGCGTTTATGCTTTTGCTTTTCAGTAGCAGTCATAGTAGCAAATCTATATACTTTATGCAAAACGGACCAATTACCAGTAAATTCATTAATAAGAGTTCCGTTTGCATCACGAGTGATTACATTACCATCAATTTCAATATAACACGTATGTGTTTTCTGATCTTCCATTATGCAGCTCTTAAAGAAGTCAAAGCAAGATCAAAAGCTCTTTGATTAATTTTACAAGCTGTACGTTTAGTAAGAGCTTCAAAACGATCTTCTGATGACTTATAATCAACAACATTATTCATATAACAATTCACTCCATTATAAAGCCATAACATACTACCTCTATGTAATTCTTGACCAACACCTTTTTCAATTGTATCAAGAATAGCAATAACTTTATTTTGAGTTTTAGTAGATATAACTTCTTTATCAGCAGAATATATGCTAGTTCTTAATTTCATATGATCTTGTTGTTCAGCAGTAAGAAAGAGATCATAAACAAATTTATTAACATCTCTACTACTAACAGAAACATTCTTTAGAGCTTGCATAGATTCTTGAAGAGCTTCATGATAAATATGAGCTGAACGAATCTTTTCAACTGCACTCATGATAGCATTGTGAACATTTTTAGTATGTTTGAATCCAAATACTGAATCGGCGTTTTTAATAGCTTGATTAAGCATATTATTACAAACAACACGAATATTAGTAACAGCACAAGTTATTAAACCGGAACCATCATGACTATTAGTAAATAATAAATATTTATCAATAAGATCATTATTTCCAATAGTTATAGCTTCAGGAAACTTTGCAGTTACAAGCATACTTGCTCCATCTTTATATACACCTGCTGTTTCAATGCGAACTGTCTTATCATAATTACAAACTTGATTAATAAAGTCAAGAGCAATAGAATTTTGAACAACTTCATATTTAGAACCAACAGCACCAAATACATGATTATTATCTTCTCTATAAGTAGCAAAAGAATTTGGAACTTTATAAAGAAGAAACTTATCTGGATCATTAACGTCAGCAAGACGAACACGAGTTTCTTTAATGCCAACTTTATAATCTAAACCAGCTTCTTTAATTGCCTCTTCAATACTTAAATCATTAATAGGTTTACCCATTTCATTAAATATAAGAGGACGTCTTTGATAATTTACAAAAGGCATACGAGTTTTGTTTCAATAGTTAATTACTTTCTAATAGTAACAACATCCTTTTCGCCAAGTGTCCAAGCATCAAGACCTTCAGGTTCAGTATCAAGAACATCTTTAAGCTCCTTATTAGATACTTTAACTTTGATGTCCGAATCATCTATCAAAATACCTTCATTTGCTGCCATTTCCCGCAACTTGGCTGCCTGTGGTATAGTTAATCCACTTGTTATATTTATTGTCGCAAATGCGCTAATTTGGGGCAAATTTGGCATATCTAATATGGAATTATCGCTGATATGCTGAACAACCGACAAGGCAAAGTGATTATATAAGTCATTATCAGTTTCAACAGTTTTAGTTTTACGAACGTTAATAGTGATAACAGGAGTTTTATAAGAATAAGCTCCAGTTTCTTCTTTAAGACCTGTATCTTTATTTTTCTTGACTACAGGATCACCATATTTATAAACAGCTTCTGCAATAGCATCTTTAAGTTTATCTTGATTCTTTTCAAATCTAGCAATACGATCATCAAGTGCTTTTTTGTATTGTTTCAATAAAGCAATATCACTTGAATATCTATCTATTACAAAAGAATAAGCATATAGTTTGTCATCTAGTTCTTCTTGAGCAATTTCAAGTTCAGAAGCAAGAGATTTATCTAATTCACCTTCATTTTCTATAACTTGATTAAATATATTATCAAGTTTAGCTTGTATTTCAAACAGATTCATTGAAATCTAATTCAGTTTGGTAATGAGTATAATCTTCAATATCTTTAAAACGAACAACAACATCTTTAACAAGTATTCTATCTATATTATATATAGAATGTTTACCATTTAAAGGTTCATAAACAAGAATTTCATCTTTAGAAATTTTTTGCTTAAAAGTCATAGGAATATCTAAAGAATGACCATGAAAAACTGTAGTAGGACTACCATATAATTTTAGATATTCTTTGACAGGTATAAATGCAGCAATTTTATTTACTTGCACTTTTACTCGTTCCGTCATCTTGTGCTGCCTTTTGAGATACACGAATAGAATCAAGATGATCTTTACATTTTTGCATAATCACGTGCATATTCTCATGAGATTTACCATATTTATCATATAGTCGTTTTTCAATTATATTATCCCAATCTTCATTATAACCGGTATAATACATTTCACTTTTAACGCCTAAAAATAAATACTCACGTGCATCTTGAGCTGGAAGTTTAAGTTCATCTTTAGCTTCTTTATAAAATATCTCATCCATAACGCAGCATCTAATATAATGATAACAACGTTTTTCTTCGATAGATTTAGAATTAGCATAAAGACAAAAAGCAACATCTTCATATTGATAAAGTTTATCAAATTTATCATTAATTTCATGAATATCACGAATATCATTGATAAACTTCTTCATACAAGAATCAAAAGTATTATGATTAATCCAATGAGGTAAACAAAAAGAAATACCTTCAAATTTATTATCATTAGAATAATCACACCAACGAGTAGATTCTATAGCATTTGATTGAATACGTTCACGTACAAGTTCATCAACAACACTTCTGAGAGTAGTTATGTATGCACTCATACGAGCATAAGGACTATTAAATTTTGGAACAAACCATTCAACACCTTGATCTTTCCAAATATCATCTCCTTCTATAGTAGAAGTCATAACAAGTTGCTTAGCGAAATCCGAATCAAAATCATAAATAACTCTAAGATTACTATAAATATAACAAAAAGGATTTGTGCTAGTTACAGTATCTGTTCTAGTAGTAAATCTAGAAAAAGGAGATTTTATAATAGCATTTGCGACAGTTCCTAAATCATTTTTATAGCCACAAATATAAATAGGGCAATGCTCTAAAATAGAAGTATGACCTTTATTCATAAACATAAAAAGAAACTTCTGATAAGTTCCGGGACAGGCGTTACTTTCAGATTTATAACAAAGACGACCAGCAAATTCAGCTAATTGAAGACCACCTTTTAAATTATGAGCTGTATGAATAACAGCAATAGGTTTAACGAATTGCATACTTACATATTTAATTTGGTTTGACCATCAGCATCAATAGTATTATATAAATCAAGTAAAGTAGATTTAAGATAAGTATTAATATTAGATTTAATATCATTATCACCATTAGTTAAACCTAAAATACTAATTTCTCTATTATCAATTTTCATATGATAATTTAATACTGCTTCAATAATACTTTCATTATCTATAGGCAAACAAGTATTAATTGAATCAGTCTTAACAGTACATCTACCCCCAAGTCTATGAATTTCATCAACAATATACCAAATAGCTTTTTCTAAATCTTCAATTTGTTTATTAATAGAAGATTTATCAGCATCGATTTTAAGTCCAGCTCTCCATAGATATTTAATAGCATTACCTACATTAAAATTTCTATGACGAGTAATATCAATACATTCTATACCACTAGGATCAGAAGTATAGTGTTTAGGATGATTAACATTATCTTTTTTAGCCATAATTTATCTATTATCTCCTGAACCATGAAGTTTACCTTCAGTTTTACGCTTAGATAATTTATCAACATTTAGCTTTGCAATATCAGATAATTCAAATCCAATAGCAGCAGCTATACGAGAAATATACCAAAGACAATCACCAAGTTCTTTAGCTATTTCAACTTCATCGGTAACATTGAAATTACCATTTTTATCACGATAAATCTTTTTAATTTTATCTGCTACTTCACCTGCTTCACCGACTAGACCTAGAGCTTTATATCCAATATTAAATTTATCATTAGGATATACATCAGTAGTAGCAGTAAATTTTTGGTATTCATCAAATTCTTTCATAACATCAATTTAATTTTAACAAGGAATCGTATTACTAATAATTTTCCAATCTGTAGCAAACATATCTTCTCCACTAGGAATATAATAAGTAATATTTCCATTTTCAAAGATACAAATCTGATTAATATAATGTATTGCACAATATCCTTCTTTTAATATGTTTGTCTTGACAATATCAGGAAGACTTTGCATATTAGGAATAATATTTGCAGAAATAGTAGCAGGAATTTGACAAAATATAAATTTATCATCTTCCTAACTACTTCTGAAAGCAATAGCTTCTTTACTTTTAATAGCTTTAATAGCTTCTTCAAATATCATAATAACAATTTTAGATTAAACAAAAATAGCCGCTAGTCAATTAAGATCAGCGGCTTTAACCGAGTGATTCACATCAATATCGGCAAGTGTCAAAATAACCAATTAATATATGCATAGCGGAGTTACCGCTTAAAAACATATTTTAACCAACTTCCCCATTTACGACCAATAAGAGAACCTTTAGTCTTCATAGGTATAAATTCAATATATTTAATATTCTTAGCATCATCAATAAGATTATTAATGATAATATTAGATGTATTAATTCCTTTAGAATGTATAAGAATTGATCCATCTTCAATATGAACTCGAACATCATAATCATCAACATCTAATTCATTATGTCTAGCTTCACGTTCAAATGAAAGTTCTTTATAAGCTTTACCTTCAGTAAATAACTTAAAGAACCATTCAACTACATACCAAATATAAAAGAAAATACCAAGAAGATCATTTTGTTGTTTAGTATGTGAACGTTCATGTTGAATAAGATGAAAATATCTACGAGAATTTCTAATAAAATACTTAATTCTACTTCTATCTTTATCTTTAACATAAAGTCTAGCAAATAGATTAATCGCAGTAAATTTGCCAAAAGGAATAGTTTTACTAAAATAAACTCTCATAATTTAATCATCTGAAAAGTTATAATCTACTATATCTTTCCAAGTATTATTAGGCATACAACCTTTATAATCTGGAATAATAGCTTCCATAAAATAATCAATTTTCATAGAAATAACAGTACAAATATACATATCTTGAAGACGAATTGTACTATTTTCATTACAAAACTCATTACCTTTACTATTGGGAATACCAATACTAACAAGAGCTGCTAAGAAGTATCTACGAAACATTTCTTTTGTAACACTAGAAACAGCATCCATAATTAAGCTTTCTTATAGATATATTTATCACAAAGAGCTTTAATACGATTAGAAAGATGTTCCATTTCAACTTCAATCGTTTTAGCTGCGGAAAGATAAGTAGTAATATTAAGTTCACCAATAAATTCCGGAAATAATAGCATATTAACTTTAGCTTTATAAGTATTACCAGAATCATTTTGAGAAATCCATGCTTTAGGATTAGCATAAAAACTAAATGTATCAGTAGTTTTAACTTTTGAATTAAGATACAAAGGATTAAGTTTAGGAAAAAAAGAAAATATATGATTATCTGAAGGAGATTCAGTTGAAGTCATAACTTTATTTTCTAACCATTCCTCAACAGCTTCTAAAGAACTAAACATTAATCTAGCTGAACATTTTGCTTTAGCAATAGGACTACCTTTAGGAACTTTATATTCTATTATTTTAATATGATCTTTGATTAAACCGTAAGTATATCTATTAAATATTTTAACAGCATGATCACGAGATTCAACTTCAGCAGCCATATTAAAATCAATAGTAACTCTAAATTCAGGAGTATAAGCTAAATCTATATTTTCATTATCAATAAGATAACCTATATTCCAAATCTTATAATAACGAGCATTTTCATTGTTACCATCAAAGAATTCAATAGGAATATTATGAACATAAATATAATATTGAATCTTAAGAAGAGTTTGATAAAATACAAATTGATTACCACTTGTAACAAGAATAAAATCTCCATTTGTATCAAGAATAAAATTAATATTGGTATTAAGCCAATCAATTTCATCTTTATGTAAATCATTAATTGTTCTAATATCTTTACAAATATAAGGATCATCCGGAGAATCCATTCTTACAAGAGATGGAACAGTAATTCCATTTACGGTAATAGGTTTATATTTATCAGAAGTAATAGCTAATGTAGTAAGTTCTTCTTTTACATTAGAAGTTTTTTTAAGAACATCTTTAGCTTCATTAATTTCTTTAAAAGGATTATTTACTTCCATATATTAATCATCATTACTTTCATAATCACGAACTCCATAAGCATTAGCATTAAATGGAATTTTTTTATCAGTTCTTTCATAGAACTTAATAGCAAGTAATTTACCAATGAATTGATTTTTATGACCTAAAATATAATCACTTGTCATAGTTTTATCAGTAACACCATTATAAACAGATGTAGGTTTAACTTCAAATATTTCATTATTTAAATCATTCCTACATTTAAACTTAGCATATTCATAAGTAATCTCTTTACCATCAACAACTTTAGTTATTTTATCAACAAGTATATCAAGACAAAGACATTCAGTTTCTTCACAGCGTTTGGCTTTCATCATAGTTTGTGGACGAGAACCAAACTGATATTCTGCTGTTTTAACTCGAATTACACAACCTTCATAACCATTCGCGATACAATCATCTCTATAATGCTCAACATCATCATCATCACAAATATCTATAACAGAACATAATGATACAATTTTAGCTTTAGTAGTAACATTGTGTTCAGTAAAAGAATTTTGAATAAATATAGAATCAGAATCATTTTGAAGTATAGCTTCGAGTTTAGCATCATTCATTATTGATCTACGTAACCAATATCTATCTATATTAGACATATCAGGAATACTAAGATCAAAATTAACAAATTGAAGTTGTTTATGAAGAGGATTTTTAGGATTACGAGCAGCACCACCTATAGTTGTATTCTTTTGATCTTTAATATAAAGCTCTCCATCAAAAGTAATATTCTTATAATCTTCTCGATAAAATACATATCTATCAAAAGCATCTTCTATATGTTTTACATTATAACGAAGGCCTTCTTTACTACGAATAACAACTTCATGACTAATACCAAATAAACCGTTATCAACAGCTTCATATTTTATTGTACAACGAACTCCATTAATTTTTGGATCAGCCATAGCACCATTGGAATAATCAAATATACCTCTTTTCCACTTTTGACACTTCATAGGTTTATCTACATTATTTGCATCAGTAGCGAATTTAGGAATAACATTATCGAGTAAATCATGAAGTTGATTTGCACTTTCATACATATCATCAGTAATACCATACATTTCGGCTGTCTTATAACCTCTATCGATTTTACGCTTGATTTGGCTATTATAAGACGTTTTTGTCGAAGCTGATATAATTACTTGTCCAACGTCCGAAAGTCGCTCAAATAAGCCAAATGATACCTTATCGTTGATTCCATCAGTGCTTATTTGCCAGTACACGATACGTCCCAGAGCATCACGTTTATAAAGAGTAGTACTCTTATCATCCCCATATACGCTTGCCATCTTCATCAATGTTATGAAGTAAAACAATAGCATGAGTTGGATTATTATAAGCAATCAGCATACAATTCCAAGAATCACGAATAGTCTTATGAGGGGCATAAGATATAGTTTGAAAGTTCTTATGACAAAAGCATTGATAACTTCCAGTAAGCGTTTGTTTATTATGAAGTTTACCTTGAGTTACTTCAAAAAGACTTTCAATAATCTTAAAATCATCATCAGATTTAATCTTAGTTTCACCCATAAATGCTCCTTCTTTAAAAGGATTAAACCCCCAAGTATGAATGAATTGACTAAGTTTAATTTGAGCATTTTGATATGACATTTTACTCATTACTTCACGTAAATCAGTAATAGCTTTAATAACTATAGCATAATCTTCTTTATTCATTGGATAAAGAAAATACCTAGTACCATCATCAAAACGTTTCAAAGGAATACCATCACATAATAGACGTTGCGCATCAGGACACAACTCTTCTTTCTTTACCATTTACGATTTCATTTAAATACATATTAGCAAATTTCTTTTTAACAAAATTGTAATCAGTAATACGAACTAAATCTGTGGGGTCTTTAGCACTATAACCTTTAGTCATAAATAAAGCTATAAAGCCATAATTCTTTTCATATTCGATAGCAGATGTAAGACCTGTGTTATCCGTGTCAAGCATAACATAAATTTGAGATTTAGTAGTTTTTCGTAAAACATCAACAATATCATCTGGAAGTTTTGCAGTTTCACTAGCAATTACATAAACTCCAACATCGTTAATTCTAAGTTCTTTCAATAATCGTAGTATTAGCATTTTATCCTTTTGAGATTTAACTATTAACTTATATGTAGTATTAGCTAAACTATCAAGATTTTCAAGAGGACATTTATTGTTTGTAATAAAACGATTAGCAGTATGCTTATTTCTAAATGGAAAATAAAGTTTAATACAACCATCATTAACTTGATATTCATAACAAGGATCATGACGAGTATAATAATACGGATTACTAATACCATCAATTTTAAAAGATTCAACTACTTTAACAAATCTATCAACTAGATCATTAGTAATACCAAATTGATTATAATACTTGTAATCATAAAAGGATGCTTTACGATTTATAGTTGTAATAATACGAAGTTCATTATTAATAATTCTATTTTGACTTTGATAAACACGATTAATATAAGGTGAATCATTCTGTACATCAGAAGCATATTCTATAATATGAGAACAAATATCAACAAAATCTTTGTTATTAGTACAATTCTTTTTAAGAACTAAACCAACAATCTCGAACACATCACCTCTATAACGATAATCAGCAAAATCACGAAAAATTAACTTATTACCATACCATTTAAAACTAACAGAAGGATTAGGGTCATAACGAAGAGGATTAGAGATTTTATAATTGCGTAAACAAATACAATTATTTATCTCTGTTTCAGGAATATTAAGAAAGACAGAATAAATATGTACTTGATCAAGTGTATTCAAAATATAATCTTTATCACTTGTACTCCACATATTTACATCTTTTGTAGCATTTGCAGTCCCCAGTAGGGAACAAGACTGTGGTCGAGAGCGGAGCATTTGCAACATTAAGCACCAAACCAATAGAAACAAAAAAAGAGGGTAGATTTCTCCACCCTCTTCAAAAGTCTAAGTTACATCTTAATATTTTCCAACTCCACCACCGTTACCAGCATAGCGATTCTTCAAAGCGTTAATAGTATCAGCATTTACGCCTTGACCTTGACCGTAATCCATAGCAACTCCGGCTTCAGCAGCAGCACTATTCGGTTTTTCATCTTTGTCAGCATCTTTTGAAAGTTCAACAGTTTCACCTGGAAGAATTTCAATAGAAGGTTTTTTACCGTTAATAACACGTTCAATATAACCTTGACCAACAAAGCCTGGAGTGCAAAGATATTTACGATCTCCATAGTGAGCAAGAAGTTTCATCCAAACAACAATAGGTTCACCTTTTTCATCTAAGAATACAGGTTTACCATCTTTACCGGCATTAAATGCTTTAACGAAAAACTCACAGAAAGCTTTCCATTGAGCAATACGTTCATTGATACCAGCATTCATATCAATGGGTTGAGGAAAACCGGGTTCAACAAAGTTAGGACAACCAATATAAGCATCAAGACGATGACGACAATTACGATAAGCTTCAGTTACAATAGAAGTAAATGTTTTAACATCTACAGCAGTTCCATCAGTTTTACGAGTTGTAACTATACGAAAAGAATCAGTATAGAAACGATCAACTTCATCACCAGGAACAGGTTCTTCTTTATAACGAAATACGATCGTAGGAACTGGAATACCTGCATATTCATACGTGGAAGCGATTCCATTTTCATCTACTTTTGGAGTTTCGGTATCTTTAATCTCTACAGATACGAGATGAGCTTGACACAAATTGTTGAACTCTTCACGAGGTTTAAACTTCTTATCTTGGGTAACAACAACTTCACCAAAATTAATAACACCAACTTGACTTTTATTTACTTCACTCATTTTATAAATAATTTAAAGAGTAAAAAAAAGAGGAACCTTGTTAGTTCCTCCTTTTGTAAGATAGATTCCAAATTAATGGATTACTTATAGAAGATTAAATATCTTCATTTTCAGCTTTTGCTTCTTGAGCTACCTCAGCTTCTGCTACTGGTGCATCCTCAACAGCTACCGGAGTATCATGCTTCTCTTCTGCCTCATCAGCTGCTTGTTCAGCTTCAACAGAAGGATCATACGGACGTTCGATAACTTGAGCATTAACACAAGCATAGATTCTCAACATAGAACCATCAGAGTTCGGATAGTCAATACCGGTATCAACAAGTTCATAATGAACTTCACGATTTGCAGTGTACTTAGTATAAGGTTTACCTTCAGAATCTTTTTTATCGATTCCGTAAGCATAACCAAGTTCAGCCAACTTATCAGCCGTAATAGCTTGTGCATCTACTGTATTTTGCAAAAATTGTGAGTAACAAGCTGCATAAGAGCAGAACAATTTACGTCCAGTTCCTTTAGCTTTACCAACAGCGGCTAACGTCATCATATCATCTGTTTTAACTTTAGATACCATGATGAAAAACTTCTTATTAATATCGTTTTCACATTGATTAGCAGTTAAGACCATAGCTTTCATATAGTCACCTGTTTCAATATTCAACATTTTAGAAGCAAGACCGTTAATACACATCTTATTGATGGAGATATTAACAACAAGCTCCGGACGAATTTCATCACTTACTTTAGCAGCTTTAGCTACAGTTTCAAAACGACCTTCATTGATACCAGCTTTCAAGAAATCAAAATTCATTTTTTCCATGACTTTAACTTTATTAATAGTTTATGTAAGATAGATGTTTGCAATAGTATTACCACAAACGGTATTTAATTTTTAATAATTAGCGTTATCATCTGCTTCTACGTATTGAATATCAATAGTATCATCATTAATTGACTTAACATCTTTAAGTTCAACATCACAATACATACCATTAAGAATATCATTAGCGCAGATACGTGCAGCAAGCATAATTGCCATTTTTCTCATAAGAGCGCGTGTATGTTTATCCCAATTATCTTTACCTTTAATATCAGCACCCGTTATAGAATGTTTACCCGATTTAAGACCTGCATCTATAGCTTCTTGAAGAGTATAAGAAATAGTAGTTTTCTTACCTTTTCTAATAAGTGAAACAGTAGTACGATAAGTGTCAATAACACGACTAACAGGAACCATACCTTTTTCAGCCATTGCAGCTCTAACATAATCATCATTATATTCATCTACATCAATATGACGATCAGGATTAAATTCAATAATAGGTTTATCAAGTTGTAAATTGAAATATTTATACACAGGAACAAAATCTTCATCAATATCAATATCAATATGATGTTTATTAAGACATCCTTCAACAACATTGATACCTGTATAAACTTGTCTAGTACCACCACTTTCAAAACAGAAAATATTCTTTAAAGAAGCAGTAACACTAAGACCAAGAGTCTTACCTAACTCAACCTTTTGAATTGCATCAAGATTAAGATTACGACCATAAGCGAGAGAAGTCATTGGAGAAAGACCTAATTCTTGCCCAGTTAATAAACAAGTAACCATGTTATCAATGTTAATAACTTCAGTGGCAATTCCATCTTTAACAACATTTTCTTTAAATCTCGCACCAAGATCAGTATTAATTAAACTTTCAGCAAAAGTTCTATATTCACCAAGAACAGCGAGATTACGAGTAATTACATCTTTATTTGCTTGTGCAATAGCATTAGTAGAATCAGCTTTAACTACACTTGCATTAGCACCGTCTTTCGTAGCATCATTTGTAATAACTTCTTCACTCATTTCGTTTGATTTGTTGTCTTTATTTTCCATTGGTAAAAGTAGATATTAATTCTTATATTAGCAACAATGGCTGTAACTAAATCAGCAAAAAATTAAAATTTAACATCTTTAATGCTGTTTGCCCACACAATATCAGTAGTAAAACTACGTTGTACATCAACTAGCTTTTCTTTCTCTTTTGACGTTTTATAATCGTCCGAATTAAGTGTGAAATCTCGCATATAAAGCCATATTATTAAGGTAGGCTTATTTATATATGGTTGTTCGATTTTGTCGTCTGATATGGTCTTAAATGGCTTGCAATATGGAGAGGTACATATAATAGTAGTAATACCTTCCGTATCAAAAACCGAATTAGCAATTTCATCAGTAGCAATAATCGAAACATCACCATGTTCTAAATGTTTAAGACATTCTTTACGAATACCAGCTTCACCAAATACTTTAGGTTCACCTTTTTTAGCACCAGTAGCATATAAATAAGGATTACCTTGAAAATCATAACAAATTCTAGAAGATATACCTTTATACCAACACATACAATGATCTAAAGTTTCAACATAATTTGTAATAGAACGAGTCTTACTTAGAACAAGACCTTTACCTTTAATATTCTTAATAATAGCAGCAATAGCTTCTCGTTTATTAAGATTATTATTATATAATTCTAAACGCTTTTCTATAGCGTCAGTAAATGCTTTAGTACGTGTAAGAATATTATCTGGATTCCAATACATTTCTACTTGCTTATTATAGTCATTAGAAAGATCAAGATCTTTTCTCCAACCCATAATCTCTGCAATCATAGAACGTACTGTTTCACTATGAATATGTTCTACTTTATCAGTTAAATTATTCACATAATTAACACCTTGATGACAAGCTTTAATTAAAGCCATATCATCTTCAACCATATTCATTCTAAGATGAGTAAACTTTTTAAATTCGTAATTAACCATCTTAGCTTTACCTTTAAATATAGAAAGCATAGAACTAATTTGCTCAGTAAGCTGTTTATATAGTTCTTTCTCTTCTGTAGTAAAATCAATTCCAACATTATATATAACATAAGGAGAAATCCAACCTTCTTCTAATGCTATATTTTTAGTTATAATATCAACAACAGGAATACCAAGAGAAGTAAATGCTTTCAACATATTTTCAGGAATCTTTTTAGTAGTAACAAATAGAAATCTATCAGCAGCTATTTTTTTCATCTTCTTGAAATAAGTATCTTTATCATGATAAATACTATTAGTACAATCTAACATAATAAACGTATCACAATATAAAAGTTCTTTACCTTTATATTTAGTTGTAATGCGTTGTATAAAACTTGTAACATCTTCAATTATAACAGAAGAAGATATTACACGTTTACGAAGAGCATCTTTAATAGAACTATTAGAAACAACAATATGAACATAAGCTTCAACATCAGATTCATATTGCTGTAAATTAATATACTGAATAACTTCACTAATTACAAGAGGAATATCAATACGTTCAGTATATTGAAATAAACCTTTATAACCAGCTTGTTTCCATTTAAGAATACCTTGATAAATACGTTTATATTTCTCAGAAATATTATATTCTTTCATATATCTCAATTAACATCTGCAAGTTTAATAACTTCTGAAATAGCTCTAGCGCACATTTCAATTTCATTACGATTATATAAATCATCAATATAATCAGTTAATAATTCATATAATCTATAACCAGCATCACCAAGAATACGACATAGATCAAAAACAATATGTTTACTCATTTGATTATGATCATAATCTTTAATATCTTTACTATTAAAAGGATATTTAGTAAAGAAATCATCTAAAGCATCATGTAAATACATAACAGCTACAGCTTTATTAGCTGTAAATCTATTAGTATAAAATGCTTTATATACTAAGGCTCTATCACGTTTCATATATCACCAACCAAATAAATTAGCACTATTATTGTTAATACCTCTACGTTCACCTTTACCTGTTTTGCCGTTACCATAAAGAATTTTATTAGCTTCATTAATATAAAATCCAAAGTGAATATTATAATCATCTTTGTATTCATAATCATTAAACAAAGCTACTTTCTGTCCAGCAACAAGAGCTTTCTCATCAGTTATAACACAATCGCTAATATCTTCTCCATAAGCTATATTATCAGAATTTTGAACAATAGCTTTTGTTATAGCACCACCACCAGATTTACAAATATAAAAACGATTATGTTTTTGACATTTAAGCCAAACAGGTTTACCATCTTTAATTGTCTTATAAATAGTCGTATATTTACTAGCAACTTTTTGACTAAAACAATAATCGTAAATAGCAGTTTTAGAAGTATTAATATAGTTTTTAATAAATTCAGTTATATCAACACCATAAAGGAAATATTCTTTAAGAGCTTTCTTTACAACAGGATATTCATAACCTTTATTATATTCAGGTTCTTGAAGAAAATAACCTTTATATTTAATAAATTTATCCTCAATTACAGTTTTAGAAGTATAAAGATTACCTTTATTATCTATCCAACTACCGCTACGATTATAAGATTGCAAAGCATCATAGAAACCATATCCAACAGCAATGTAATCATTAACAGCACTTCTACAATACTTTTCAAATTTCTCAGTTTCAAGAGTAAGTTTACTATATTCTTCCCATTCTTTACAAATATGATCAAATATACCTTTACGATCAATAGGAAGTCTTATAAGCAAACCATCTGTATTAGCAGAAAGAACTTCAAATTTATTAAGTTCAAATGCTTCTATAAGATTACATAATAATAATTGCAGATTAATAGTTACAGTATAAGTACACTCAGGATCATAAAGATAATCCATAGCATCATTTAAAGCACCATAAATACGATTAATCACAATCTTAAGAGCATCAGCTTCTAACTTACGACCATTGTGTTTTGCATCAAGTCGAGTAGTTCTAAGCCATTCAACAATACCTAAAAACACTTTTGAAGATAAATGATGAGGACTAACACCATATTCAACAATAAAGCTGGGGTACATAGAGTTGCTCGAGGTTTAGTACCATTACCTCAACTGACTATATCTTAATCAATTTCATGATATTCTCCAGTAGGAATATCCATAGGAACATATTTCCACTTATAACCATAAGCTGATTTTTTATTACCATTACAAGCAGAAAGCAAAGTACTACGCTTAATATTAGGATTAGCTTTTTGTAAAGCATGAAAATTCTCATAAACATATAGAATTTTATCAGTATTATAATCGCATCTAGCAATTTTTCTAGTTTGTTTAATAGATGCCATATAAGCTCGATATTGTTCAGTCTTATGAGAACTTTTATCAGAATTAGCATAAATCTTTCGCAATTCATCAGAAATATAATAACCACTTATTTTATCATTATAGATATTTTCAATACCTAATTTAACTTGATAATTAGTTTCATATTCTAATAAATTATCAACATCAGTAACATATAAAACAATACTAAAAATAAAATCTTCAAAACCATATTTATTATATGCTTCTTGAAGACGTTTATTTGTATGTTTATTCAATCTAAGTTCAGAAAAATGTTTTTGAATTCTTTCTTGACAATTAGTAGAACTACCGATATAAGCCTTATTTTCAGATTTACATCTAATTTGATAAACACCTGCACCTTTAACATTATTAAAAGTACCATAAGCAACATTATCTGTTTCTCGAATAAAATCTTTCATACTTTCATCATATTTAAAATTAATATGATAAAGATACAAAGAGATCCTGAAACATCCATGTACTCTGTATCCGAAATTGATTCTCCCCGTTTCCCCACTACCATAGGTAGGAGTACTCACTTTCGTGATAGTCGATGAACACACATCTTTAATAAGATGCTTCGTTGCGGATTCCCCAATACTAATATCTTTTTACTATACCTATTCGTTTTCACGATAGCCATATCTACATTACTGCGATATTTAGTAATATTAGTTTTAACAGTATTCCCGCAATTAGAGGAGTTAGGACGCCAACTCACTTACGTCCGGATCAGCAAGAATCTCACCAGATTCAGCCCAAATGACACGAGGATCATCTTTACTATGAAGACCACCTTTTGCCATTGTATAACCCTTATCATGAGAAAGAAATTCTAAAGATTGAAAGCTCTTTTTCCAAGTAGTAATAGTAATATCACCGATATTTTCTTTTCTCAATTCACTTTGTTTTGCAGCACCAATACCAATGAAAATACTATATCTCTGAATATTATCAAGAATAGCTCTATAAAAAGGAGTCTTAAAAGTAATACTATCTTTTACAATCTTTTTAATAGGTACAGCACTTCTTTCAGTTCTAAGATCAACAAACTCATAAGAAGGCATACCTGACCATTCAGAATAGAACTTAGTCATAAGATTCTTACCAATAGAACTACGTGACATATTACGTAAATCAATACCGTACATCTCACTTAGCTTAGCACGAAGATCAAGTTCTTTCTGTTGATTTTTAACAAGAGCATCAGTACCTAGAACATCATTAATATTATAATCAGTAACAAGTTCTATTTCTTCTCTTTTAATACGATAACTCCAATGAATAGGTAAATCTTGAATACGATACCATTTAAGTACAATCATTACAGCTTTAAGTGCAACAAAGGTAGCATCAAGATAAAGAATCTTTTGAATATCGAAATCAGTAAAAGGACGAAAATATCTACGACCTTTATAGAAATCAAGAAGACGTCTATAAGTTTTACCACCCATATCTCTATCAACAGCTTTTTGAGAATGCTCAAACATAAATTCAGTTATATGCTGTTTTATACCATGAACATCTTCTCGAAGACCAGTCTTCCAATCAAATGTAGGAGCATAATGAATAAATATATCAAGCATAGTCATATCATAGTTAAAACTATTATAACCTATGATAATTTTATGAGTTTTAAAAAACATATATAGACCCTCAATACCACTACTAATATTATTAGAATCATCCCAAGATGCAGGAGTAAAGTTTTGTCGTTCATATTCATCTTCATGCCAAGCACGAAAGATTATAAACGTCTTAGCACCAACAGCATCAAGAATTGCTTTTTTATCTTGTACATTCTTCGCAATATCCGCAGCAATATATAAATTAATGACATCTTGAGGAATACCATAAGGAATGAAACTAACTTCAAACATATTAGGATAAATCTCAATATCATAAATCCAGCTAGTTGTAGGAGATTTAGCATTCATTTAAGAATAACCCATTGATTAACAAATTTACGATAAGCAATAACCGCAGTATCATATGCACGATCAAGATAACTATAATCGTTAATTTTACGCATTTGTTCAAGACTTATAGTATAGATATGAATTTTACCATTAGGAAGTATATCAATTCCTTCACCATTTTTAGGAAGTTTCTTACCACCACTAATAATAAAATAAGGATCTTTACCATAAGTAATAAACATACTAGGTTCAACTCTAGCAATTTCTTTTTGAAGTCTAGGAAAACATTCAGTAATAGCTTTACTATCTACAGTTTGATATGTTCCACATTTAACAATAGAAGTGATATAAGATAATGCAAGTAATTTCTTATCTTCAAGAATACGTCTAATAAATGCTCCTGTACGACCACTAAGAACATATTTAGTCTTTCTATCAGCAGGACTAGGAGCAGTAACTAAGTGCATAATGGTTCCGCTCCCTTCCAGTCCTTGTCCCCTACTGGGGATTAGAGAGTTCCTTATACATAATTCACATTTATCACAATATTCATCTTCATGTTGATTATCAGAAACATTATCAAACATATTAGAAAATCTATTTGTCATCTAATACTCACTTTTACTAGAAATAGTTTCAAATAAATGTCTAGGCATAAAAATATGTTGTGTATAACAAAATACAACATCATATCCTTCCACATTTAGAGAATATCTATTGGATACAAATCCATTAGCATCACAGAAATTACCATAAGTAATTGGAGTAGCTAAAATAAGAATATCATCAATCATATATTCAGCTTCACCTAACACATTATATTCTTCTTGTGTAATAATCATATCAATAATATTTAGTGGAACTTAGAAAACCCCAGTAGGGAACAAGGTGTGGAAGCGTGCAACGTCTTGCATTAATCTCGAATATCAAACATATCAAGAGCCATAATCTCAAGAACAAACAAAACTCCAAATGAATATGTAATTTCATAACCAATATCAAGATCATCATATTCATCCGAAGTAATGTCATAATCCATTTTATATTCTTGATAAGTAACACGTTTACAAAGAAATTCATTTTCACTTAAATGAACATATTTGTATTCAGTTGTATTATTTTTTATTAGCTTCGGTTGTATCGGCATAAACTGTAGTTCCATCTTCATACTTAAGTGTTGAGCAAACTACTGCTGTAAGATCATATTCTTTTTTATTAGCATATTCTCTTAGAAAATCCATTTTACCAACACTATCTACATTCAAACCACTAGCAAATAAATGTTCTTCTAGAACTTGAACTGGACTCATAGAACATTGTTCAGCTACCCAAGTAATAGGAATCATCCAACGATTATTAATAATACGTTGATTACTACCCATACCACAAAAACCTGCCCAACATTCTTTAAGGACAAAAAGTTTATCTATATTCTGAATTTGTTCTTCTTTAGTAAGCATAATTTAATATTTAAATACTTTATCAAATTCATTTTCTTTCATAAGAGTCATATAACCCTTAATAGGAATATTAAGTGCAGATCTTTCAATAATAATAGCTTTTGTACCATATCCTTGATCATTTATAGCAAGAATATAAATTTTATCATTACCTAATTTAGAAATGCAATCATCACAAGGATCACTTAACATTCTCATAGGAGCTTCTTTATCTCCTTTAAGTTTACCTAATAGAGCAATACCTGTTTCTTTGCCACAAATAGGACAAATAGTAATACTTGGATTAACTCCATGTTTTTCACTAATTCTAATACCTTTACTCATAATTTTAAATAAGCGTGTTTAGTAGCTCTACTCATAGCAACATAGAGAAGTCTAAGAGCCTCAGCAGGATTACGTCTAATACGTTTACCCCACTTAGTTTGAAAATAGATAATATCATCAAGATCAATACAAACATTTTCAAAGGTAGAACCTTGGCTCTTGTGTGCAGTTATACCATAGCCATAATCTATGTCTTTAGCAACAAGTCTATTCTTATTCGCAGAATTAAGTCTAAAGTCGGTCATAGTAAGATGAATATCTTTAAATCTAAAGTATCTATACCAACGACTTCTTTCAGTACCTGTAAGAGCTTTATAATGAATTGCATTGATCATAGTACCAAAGTTATCCATATTAGTAGAATCCCAAAAATCAATGATTTTAAACATAGGAGTAACTTTACCATCAAAAGCAGATCTCAATGTAATACAATAACAAGCAAGACCATTATCGGCAATATAATAACGTACATCATGAACAATATAATCTTCACTATTAATAATAATAGGAGATTTATATTCATCAAATACAGTACGATATGCCGTAAACATATCATCTTTAGTTATCATACCTTGAGGATTATTTAAAACACCATCACGAATAAAAGTATTCCAAAATCCAATGCAATCATTAGTAAAAGCAATAAGTCTAACATAATTTAAATTTCGACTAAAATTATCAGAACTAAACATTTCAATAACTTTATTACGAAAATCAAATTTATTTAGAATAGTAAAACCTTCACCAGTAGCATTGACTTCTTCACGATGATTAATAATATACTGATAAAAATTTTGAGTACCATTAATTAAATCAGAACGAATGATACCAAACAATTCAAGAAGAGGATTACCAGCTTCTTGACGAACAATTTGAGTTAAACGAAATTGATGATCTGTATGAGTAAAAGTGGGACTAATACGATTATATATAGTATCAGTATCACTATGCGTCTTTTTTACTACGAATGGTATCTGTAGCTCGTCCCCTAAGAAGAGTAGCTTACATCGACATTGAATTGCCGTCTTTACAAGTAATGTAAATAAACCTGGATTAATCATAGAACATTCATCTATAACAACAAGTTTATAACTACGCATTTTTTGTTCACCAATGACTTTAAAAGAAGGATTCTCAATATTATAATCTTCAATATCTACATCAGGTCTAAGACCACAAAGAGATTGAATAGTCATACCTTTACGACCAGAACTATTTTCTAATACTCGAAGAGCTTTATGTGTAGGTGCAGTAACACAAACTTTTTCTGTAATAAGATAACGTACAAGATGACGCATAATAAAAGTTTTACCTGTACCAGCATAACCACTAAGAGTAAAAGTTATACTTGAAGATTGCCACCATTGCCAAATAGCATTAATAGCATCTTCTTGCTGTTCTTTAAAATATGAAACATTAATTCGTTTAGCACTATTAAGTAAAGCGGCTTTATTAAATTCATTCATCACTAAACTTATCAACAATTACAAAATCAATGTCATCTCTAACAGGAATATTTGGTTCTCCGTCAAAATAATTACGTGTCATAGTATAAAGATAAGGATTATCATGATCAAAACTTACATCACAAAGATATGTACCTTTCTTAGTAATATAAATATCACCATTAATTTCAGAACCAATAAGTTTAATTTCTACTTTTTGCATAATCAAAATGGTTTTAAAATATATTTAAAAGCAATATCAATGGTGTTATAATAACGAACAAGCGGATGCTGAGGGTCGGAAGTAATAAAATAATCAGCAATATATTGTCTATCGTTGATAACTTTAATAACTGCACCTCCGTTGGGAAATATAGACACTGTGATATTATAAACAACATCAAGGAACTCCAATACCATTCCCAATTGCATTCTCCAAGACAAGGTATTAGCAAATTCAACAAAATTACCATGACCGTTAGTGACTTGGAGAAGATACCTTTGAAAAGCAATACTAATATCTTCATAAGGTTTAAGCAGATTCAACAAAGATTGTTCCATCATCAAAGAACTCTAAGTCATTAGAATCACAATAATCAATAACGTCTTGTTCATTAATCTCTTCAAACCATTTATAACCTTCTTTTTCATAACGATTACAAAGAGAATTATACCAATTAAGAATAATATCTTTAAGAACAATATACTCTTGAACATCCATCCAATTTGTATTATCTATATCAACTGAAACAGTACGACTATGGCAATACATATGACTTAATCTAGTAAATTTAATATTATCTAGACAATCATTACAAGAAATAACAAATGAAGCATTTAGTTGATCAATTTTATTTCGAATTTCAGTAATTCTATTAAGATCAATCCAATTAATAGAACCTGTAAAACATAAACCATCACCTTGACAATTTCCAAGACTATAATAAAGTTCAACATCTTTAAAACCTAAAGATTCAATAGATTCTTTAATAGCTTTGGAAAAAGTATCTGAATCATGTACAACACTAAGAACATAATTTCTAACTACATCTTTAGCATGAACTTGAAGTTCAGAATATTCATATACACGTTTCTCGATTTTAACTATCCTCATTTTAATTCATTTTAGGCTTATATATGCACTTTGTATTAAAGTGAACCTATTAGTCCACTCTAATACAAAAATGCTTCTATGACGTTCTATTAAAACGTAGGGAGCTTGTTAATGGTTAATTCACTCCGGCGTTCCTCAGTAATGTCCCGATGCTTATAGATGTAATGATTAATAGATTCTTGTTTAACATTATCAAGAAGGAAATAAGTAAACGTTTTACCATCAATAACAGTTTCAGTAAGTTTACCAAAAATAGGAAGACCTTCTCTAAATGGAACAAAATTCTTACCATCAGCTTTAGCTTTATTCATTTCACGAATAGTACCCGGAATCCAATATTCATTGTCATATCCACTAAATTGATGTTTAGGAATATTTGTGAGAGGAACCGAAATAGGAACAACAAGTCTTGCTTCATTTTCTGAATCATTAGCATCACGAACAGCAAGCCATTGATAATAATCATTTCCTGGAAGTCTATCATAAGTAGCATGCCATTTACTTTTATGAATACGATAAAAAGCATTACCATTAGGATTAGGTTCTTTTTGAGTTCTACCTTTAGCTTCAACAGTTTTAGCTTCGCCACTTGCAACTAGATTCTTTAATGCATCAAAATTCATATTGAATAAATCATATTTATCTTTATCACCTAAAACAACATCAGTACGATTTACTGTAATTTCAAAATCATCTTCACATTCATTATCCATACGAACAACAATATATTTAGAATTACCTTTTTTAGATTTAACTCTAACAAGACGTTTCATAGGATCATAAAGACTATAAGCATCTACAATAGGTAAACTTATAATATTTACAATATCTCCCACTTTCAACATAGAATAAACAGGAGAAATATCACCATAAATAGGATTAGCCCATTCTTTAGTTTTAATAAATTGAGAAATATAAGATTCATCAGCACCTTTCTCAAATGTAAGCATAGTTGAGAATATTTTCTTATAATTTTGATGATTTATAGAAACAGGATTACCATCAACAATAGCAATCAATTTAATTACAGATGTACTATAAGTAGATATAGCATCTTCGCGAGTCATTTCTTGTTTACCAAGTTTAATAACTTTGCCATCTTCATAATAGAATGAAATAATAGTTTTTTCAGCATTCATTCTACTAATGTAACCAAGATGATCATTGACTAATAAATACATTCCTTGCTTTAATTCAGCAGAAATAATAGAATAAGTAAGATTTGCTTTCATATATTTAAATTTCAATTTTAGTAATAGTAAAAATACCTTTAACACTTTTAGTAATAGCCTTTTTACAATAATCTAACAATTCATTATCTAACGGCTTAGTAAAGTCATATAATTTAAATTGTTTAGGTAAAGTAATTAGCTTATTATAATTTTCATAACCATCTGTATAATAACAAACAACAGAAATTCTATTTTTAATAGACCATAATTGATTATTATACAGTGTGACAGTTTTATTACCAATATTTACTTGAGATGTATTTGCATTTCTATCAATAGAAATTACAGTACCATAGATTCCTCTAGAAGTAATAACTCTATCGCCAATATTAAAATCAATATCTATCATAGTATTAGTTTTAGTATTACAAGCTACACATTGCGGAACTCAGCAAACCCCAGTAGGGGAATAGAACTGGTCACGTGCGGAGCTTTGTAGAGTTTATAACATACCTTTAAAATCAATAGTAACAACCTTTCCATTTTTAACAGAATGCAGAACACAATCATCAACATTATCAAGATTTGTATGAAGTTTTTCAGAGATAATCATAAGTATATCTTTAAGACAAGCTTCAAAATTCCCTTTTTCAATAGGAAATATACCACCATTATTCTTATGATTTAAAGCAAATACACCTTCTCCTTCAAATATCTCAGTTTTGCCGTTCTTGGTTAATTTATAATAACCACAATCGACACAAACTTTAACTCTATTATCTGGAGATACAGTATATGTATGCTTAAAACATTTAGGACAAATAGTAGTTTTACAACCTTGTTTAGTTCTATCGGCAAGAACCATCTGTTGAATATGTTTAAGAGCATCTATAGCATCCATTCTGTATAACAATCACAAGGTTTACGATTAGTATATTTTGCAGGAGTTATCCATTTTTTAGAATCATATTGTATATAATCTAAATTAGGACACTTTCTCTCAATAACACTTCTCGTTGATATTTTAGTTCCATAAATGCGAACATATTTACTTCTAAGTTTATTTGCACTAGGAAATATAAAATAATACCAATCTTTAACTTCTTCAGTATTATTAATATCATTTATAGTATCCTCTTTAATTGCAAATACTTCTTCAATATCTAATCCAAGTTCTTTCCAATGTTTAGATTTATCTTTACAAATTTGAGTAAAAGACTTACTATAATTAATAGAATCAATTACCTTCTTAACATCTTTAACTTTAGTAGATTCATTATTAATTTTAAGTTTGCGTTTGAGTTCTTTAGCGTCATTAATAGCTTTTTCTACTTTAGTTTCTTGATGCTCAACTGTAGTATTTGAAATACCTGTATTAAATATTGCAGCATTAAAGTAAATACAAACTAGACAACGGGGATCTCTACCTAAACGTTGCCTAGTTTCGCAATTATTACATTCACCACTCATTTATTTAAGACCATTACAGTTTGCAGTTCTATAAGTAATACCGCCTTCAATATCTATCATTTTAATTGAGATAGAAGGTTTATCACAAAACAGGCTATCTATAACAGGTTCAAGTATCTTTCTAAATCCATCATAAGGACGTACTTTACGTTTTACAGTTTCAATAACATAACTGTAAAATTCCTCACGATTAAGATGATCAGCTAAGTCAGAATGATCCTTACTTATAGGATTACTATGACTGATAGCTTTAGCCAAGTGATATTTGAGAGCTTTATCAATATCACTTTGTTGAATAACAAATTCCTTTAGATTTTCTTTTTTCGCCATAATATAAGAATGATTTTCAAAATGATTAATAACTACGTTAGTAATACTAACAATATTGAGGGTATAAAGATAAGCATTAAATTTGATTTAACCTAACATTCAGTCAGTTATGTTTATACGAATAACATTGTAGCTACATTTTGTATTGCTCCGAATGCTACACATAAAGACTCAAATATAAATGCGAATACTGCCATAAATAACATAAGTAATACAGCTATTGTAAAACTTATCATTATAAATACTAAATTATCGGTATTATGTAGATTATCTATGAATGTTACTAATACACGCCATATTGTTGCTCCTACTGCAACTAATGTTCCTAATCCGAATAAAATTAAAATAAAATGAATCATGATTTTTGATATATATATTCTATTTTAAATACTACTGCTTTATTGTCTTTGCGTCCTCCCGGCAAACAACGACACCCTATACACTCATCTAAATGTTTAAAATCACATTCTATTGCAGAACATTGAAATTCTCTTATAGGTGATTCTTCTGCTCGAACCATTGCAAAATACTTTTTGTTTGTATTTTTTCTGCTTAATGGCACTTCATGTAATTTTCCATCTACAGGTACAACAATATACGTTTGTTCTGTATTAACTTTAAACTCTTTTAAGAACTTTTTTGAGTATTCCATACGTCTAATTGTTTTAATATTGGTACTGATGGATTTAAGAAATAAGAGAATGTAGGAAAATGTGTTGTATGTGGTATTTTCAATACATTTAATAATGAAGCCATGAATATATAATGTAATTCATTACTACATCTTATTTCTATTTGAAATATCTCATTTGTTTCTTCTATACGTGAAAGATATACTTTACAACATAACGAATCTTTAGTCATAACTTAAACTAATATTGCTACTACATTTTCTTTCTTAAATTGTACATTATAATATGTTACTAATCTGGGTGTAATATCAGCTTTATATATAGTTTCAATTGCTGTTTGTATTGCTGTTGAACTATTAAAAACTATTATTATTACACCTTCATCTTCTGTTATAGAGAATACATTAGATAAACATACACATCTTGCTGAATCTATGTTATCTTTTTCTATTGCACTTACAACTACTAACATTGAATTTTGCGTTTACTTTTAATTTACTTAATTCAACCTATACTAGAGTAAGCCTAGCAAATGCCATTTAAAACGTTTGCATTGGCTCATATAGACCTTGAATTATCGGAGATGAGTTAGAGTTCATCCCCGATAGACAAAGGCTCAATTCTTAATATATGGCGGTCAAATCTTTACTACTACAATTAATAAAAGTATTGCTATTATTGATAGTAACCATATTATAGTTACAATAGCATATCTTCGTTCTGCATCTAAATACAACTGCAATTCATCATCATCTACATCATTGAATAAATACTTATGTCTTGCAGCTATATAAAATACAAATGGTACTACAAAAAAAGATATAATATAAAATATCTTTTCTAATGCAGCTCTATGTCTAATATGACGTTTAATTTCTTTTTGTGTTACGAATGTCTTTTTCATGAATGTAATAATGCTATTTCTAATGGTGAAACTAATACATAAGCTAGATTCCGCTCTTGACCAGTCCTATCCTCCTACCGGGGACTGCAAAGCTCATCTAAACTCATATTAATTTTACAAATACTTTCTTTGGTTCTTTTGGTATTACAAGTTTATGCAATACAGGACTCTCTTTTACTGCTATACGTGTAAATTTGAAAAAAGATATTATCTTTTCCCTTACTTTCACTGATCTTACTAGAATTGTAATATCTGTGTCTGATTGTGATACTTCTACATCTTGTGAACATATGATATTTATTGTTACGTTATACGTTGCACATTCTACAGTTATTCTTAAAGTCATAAATGATAATCTTTAAGTTAAAACTCTTCATCATGAATACTATTTAATAAATCTGATGTTGATATATTTGCTTCAGATATTGATAGTTCTTCAAGTTCTAATGGATCAATTATTAATTCTTTTGAATCTACAAGTTCTACTACACGTATATTATTTTCACGTAAAAATTCTTGTATTTCAGCTCTTGTTTTTGATGTTGCTGATTGAATCACTAATTGTCCATTTACCCATGATATGAATGTAGTTTTTGGAACTAACCATTCTCTTTCTCTATCATAGATTACTATTCGAAGTGTTCTTGATCTCATTGATGAATTTATTACAGATATACATATATTCTAAGTATTTCTTATTATACTCAGCATTATCTAGATCAAATACTACTGCAATTAAATTTTTAGTTAATATTACAATAGAATGATCTATTTCTGCTGTATATGATATGAAATGTGATGCTTCTCTATGTACTAAGAATAATATCGAATTACTTAAAGCATCAGCTAATATCTTAGATGCTTTTTGTCTTTTAAATATTAATTCGTTTCCATATACTACAGATACTTCGTTAGTTTTAAATATAACTTCTTCTGATATTCTGTCTTTAATATATACTATCATAGATGCTAAATTTATAATTAAAAATAGTAGCATTAGAAATTCTATGATAACTAATGCTAATTCATGTCACTTAAATTTTGAAATATTATATGAATCCAAATACGTAAAGATAATACGTATGCTATCAATACCTCTAATATCTATTCTTATTCGTATATAATGTGTTATGAAGACCTAAATAATTATGAGTTTGAATTCGAATAGTATTAGAGGTATATTCTTTGTTTCTAATTATATTAATTTCTCATTTGATGCTTATTTTAAGGTTAATGGTAATGATATTTGAATTTACGTAAATGATGCTATGATATTTTGTGGAATTTCTAATGAAATTGCAAATACTCTAAGTATTCTCTATACTTCACACTCTATACTCAATATTATAATTGGTATAGATATGTCGTTAATAGATTCACTGAATTTTGCATTGATTCAAGATATATTAGAATTAATTCTAATGCTAATTTAAAGCTTTTATTATTGCAAATTTAGATGCTAATTCAATTCTATTTGATATTGAGTATTCTAGATTTGAAACAATTAAAGTTATTATGCGAAATTTTATGGAATTAATACTAATAATGCAAATGCTTACTCTATTATATCAATTGCATCTTTTCTATGGTTTTTTAAAACTTTTTATAGATATAGATATTCGGTTTGTTAAACTTTGATTCTAATTTGAAGAACTTTAATTAATTCTAATAATAATTCGGATCTTTATTTACGCAAATTTAGATGTTAATTCTATACTTTTTGTTGTTTGTGATTATAGGTTTGCTAAATTCTAATTCTAATTTGAAGAACTTTGCTGTGGCATTGCGCTTTCTGAAGGTCATTTTGAAGATGGTAGTGATGATGGTAGGGATGATGCTACAATTCTGTCAACTATTTTCAACACTAATGTAGTATTCCTTTCAACACTAATCACCCCATCTGCTATACTAATGTTGTATTCCTTTCAACACTATTGTAAATTTTATTCAACACTATTGATAAATCTCATTTAACTTCTTTTCTATATTCTCTTTCAAATCCTCATCCTTTTCCACAAATTTCAATGCTTTATCGTAATATTCATTGAATTTTTTTCGTCCTATTGCTTCTACTTCTTTAACTACTTCTGGATATTCATAGTCATTTAATTTCCATAACATCTCCAAATATTGTTCTTCTTGCTTAGACAATTTCGATTTGTTATTTAAATATTCTTGAATATATATCAGCTTTTTATAGTCATCTTTACTGAACAATTCTGACACGTGATAAGCAACTTTAAGTTCATCAACAACAGGTAATGTTCCACGTGAAACATCAAGATGTTCTTTAGTTAAAGCAACGATTTCTAGATATTTACAACGTGTATATTCAAGTATTTCTAGTAGAGTATTATCGAGAGACTTGTGATATTCATCAGAATGTTTTCGTGAACTAATATTACTAATTTCATTAGCTTTATCAGCAGCATATTCTTCATATTTAGCAATAATAGCTTCAGCATTAGCGATATTCTGCTCATGTGTGTAAATGGCATCATAGAAGTTATTATATACTTCTAAAGATTTGATAGGAGATTTAACAGCAATATCTAAATTAAATATATTAGTATCAACTTTAATAATTGTATAAGAATCTCTTTCTTTCTTTTCATAATCAATTCTATTAGCATCAAGCCATTGACAAAAGAATTTGCAATCGTTATCTTGAGTTCTAACGAAAAAGATTTGAATATAATCTTCATAAATGTTAATAGTAAAATGATTAATATTAACAGTTGTATCTTTATAAATTACATTAAGTACATTCATGTTCATTAGTCGGTTTATTAGACAATAAAAAGGGTAAATAGTGCCAAGTGAGAATACTCAGCACTATTATGAATCAATTAAGCAGCATCTTCTGTTTGCTCAGTTGCCACATCTTCGGTAGTAGCTTTAGGTTTAACAACAGCTTTGCGTTGAGAACGTGCAGTTTCGATACTCTTGATGAATGTAGATACCATATCAGCACCAACGCCAAGTTTACCAAATACACCAATAAGACCTAAAGAACCAACATTATCCGCACCAGCGAAACTGTTGAAGCTCTTTTCATGATATGTCCACTCTTCAGTATCAGGATCAATATAACCAGTTTCACCAGCAATATTCTCGTCAATAGTGAAATTAACCACATTACCTTCGAATACAATCGGGGCTAAACCGTATTGATTATACTGATCATTTGTAATATAAACATCAACAAGAGGACTACCATTCAAAGGATCAACACGAACAATCTTACAATCATGTTTGAATTTACCTTCTTTATAGTCATCTTTGTTAATATCTTTAACAGAAATGATTTCACCAATAACTGAATGTCTAATCGGAGTTTTTAATTCGTTTGCCATAATGTTAAGTTTTAGAATTATTAAGACAAGCACCATGCCCGCCAAGTACAATAAAGGTGTTAGTCGTGTTGATTAGACGGAGTTTGTAGAGTATTAAAAAAAATAAGAGTAGTACTAAGACTACTCTTATTAATTCAAAGTTTATTAGGTTTAACAATAGACATAATAGCAATAGCAATAATAGCTCCACAAATACAACCAATAAATAAATCTCCATTAATATTAGATGCAATCCATTCACTAAGAGATTCACCTAATGATAATAAGAAGAGCATCACCAATATGATGATGCACTTCACAATAACTCTAGTAATTCTCATTGATTCAATAGTTTTAAATCATTATACATATCTTTCATACCAGCTTTACTGCAAGCAATCAATAAATTAATATCATTAGTTTTAACAATATCAATCACTTGCTTATGATCTACAGTATGAAACTGAACTTCTTCATTAATATCATCTTCATCAATCCACTGAGTAACACCAGCAATACACTCTTTATAGACAATATCAACTACTTTACCAACAAGTGAATCAATTCTATCAAATAGCTTCTTACCAATGAATAATCTCTCAACAATATTACCTTGAAGATCATTACAATCTACTAGATAACGTTCTGAAGAATCATCAGTAGCTTTAAGAACACTAATACTATTCAATACAACTGCATTCAACTTCTTAGTTTCCGGTGCATTAATTAAAGTATTCATAACACAAATAGCAATTACCTTTACATTGCGAGGTTCTAATTATTATTAATTGAATTAATTCCATTCCTTTTAAGGGTGATTGTAGACGAGCAATAGAAATTGTAACTGCAACATCTCTATGGAAAATTTCAGTTCCAATTCGGAAAATCATTCCTCATGAATCATCGACGGGGCTATTCCCCCAAGCATTAGAAGGGGGTGCGGTCGTATAAGGAGGCCCCCTAACTCAAGCACTCACACCAAATTCCTACTATGAACAAACCCATCCATAATAGCAATAGAAGACTCAATAGAAATAAAATCCATATTCTTAAAACCTATAATATAAGCAAACTCAATAATAACTGCAATAAAAGAACCAATAAGAATAACATCCACATTAGACCCTCTCATACCAAAATTTATACATAAGTAAAAAAAAGCAAAAATACCTATATAAAAATAAATAGTAATTCAAATAGAAATAACAATAAGATAATAAATATCAAAACTATTTATAACCAAAACATTAAGAGTCTTAGAAAAGACTTAAATAAAGCTTCTAATAAAGCCTCTAGTAAGTCTATAAGTAAACTCTTAAGAATTGCTCTTTGTAACTCTAATAAATTTTGCTGTCATTATAATAATAGAAATACTCTAAGTATATAGAGTATAATTAGAATTAACTCTAGTATAATTAGAATAATCATCCGAATCACTAGCAGTATCAATAAGACATTTCGCTTTATAAACTGCCAAAAATCTAAAGTGAACTATAAAGACGCTATTGCTAATACTGATATTATTCTAAGTTATACTGAATATACTATTGCATATATTATCGTTTATATTATCGTTTATACTATAAGTAAACTTAAAGTAAACTCAAATCAAATTTTCTATTATTACTAAAATAATATCTGCTGCAAAGAATACCCATATTACTCATGAAACTTATAATAACTCTGTAGAGCCTTGTAATCCCCAGTAGAGAGATAGCTGTGGTCACGAGAGGAATCTTGTTGATGCTAGTGCTAATCTTAATGCAAATGATAACAATATTAACCTCTGCGAATATTGTAAATGCTTCTAATGATACTTCAAAATGCTATGCTAATATTTCTAATGATGTATTTAAAGCTATTGCTGCCACAGATGCTCCGCGCGCTACCAGTCCTTCTTCCCTACCGGGGTCTGCAAAGCTCCACATAGTTCCTCATATGGGAATCTACAAAGCTCCGCATATTAATGTTATTATTGCAGATGTTAATAATTATGTTATTAATATTACTAAAGATATTATTGATATTTCGATAAATCTTGCAGACGGTCGAGCCGGAGCTATTATATATACTCTAAGTTTACTTAATGTTATTCTTATTATTACTATATATACTTAGAGGAACTCTAAGTGTAATGTACTTACTAAAGAAAGAGATAATAGAGATACAAATATATATAATGTTACTTTAAGTAACTCTTATGTTACTTGAAAAGGAGAGAAGAAGGGGAGAAAGAGAGGAAGAGAGAAGGGAGAAAGAAAGGGGGACTATAGGGGGTATATTAGAGGGAAGTGAGTAGGAGTGTAAGAGAGGTTATTATGAGGTTTATTTGAATATATTTAAATACATATTACGCTCCGAGAAATTGAGTAAGTGAAGATGTTCCTTTTATTATTCTTATTTATTTCTTTATTAATCCTTGTATATATCGCAAAGCTCCGCATAGCGCACGTACGTGTACGCACGTATAAACAAAGAGGTGTTGAAGATGCTCTTGCTGATTGTGTGCATTGCTTTTGCAGAATCTCGTGACGAGTGCATGGGATTGCGGCAAGGTGAAGACGGTATTTCAAATGGTATTTCTAATGAATACTATTGCTAAAACAGAAAAATATTAGTTTCAGAAAAATATATTCAAACAACCGCTTGTATTATCAAATTATTTCATACATTTGCTCATCCAAGTTTTGTTCATATTCAAGCGGGGTTACTAAGTAAAGCTGTAACTGAAGACATCGCTGCTATTACGGGTGATCCCGCTTTTACGAAAGTATTTATTGGTGAATAGTTTGGGTAAATTTTTGCTATGTACGAACCTCGTTATGAAGAAGTCCTCTCTGTTAAGATTATTCTCGTAACACTTCGTGCAACCAAAACCACTTCTGATTAACGAGGTTCTTTTAAATTTAAAGTTATGATTACAGTTACGCCTAGTAATTCCCAAGTTGTTTATACTACTACCATATATGTGAATGGATATGCTTATGAATATGTTCAAGTTATAAATCTTAAACCAAATTATCTAATAAAGTAAATATTTAAACTATGGATTCAATTCAACTTAAAATTGCTAAGATTCAAGCAGGAGCTTATAATATTAATGATATTTGTGATGTTAAACATTCTCTTTGTAATATTCAAGTATCTAGTGGTAGAGCTATTGTTGCTATGAAATATAAAATGTCACCTCTTGAAGTTACTGACGTTATGAAAGTAGATAGAGAGGTTCCTAAATCCATTTATGTTATTGCTCTTCCGGTAGATTCAGATATTGATTCTTTAGGACATGAAGTTATTCTTGATATGTCTTATGGAGCTAAAGGTGTTGCTTTAAGTTCTAAGATTACTAATCTTGAAAATAAACTTGTCGATGTTCTTGGCGGTGAAGAAAATATTAAAGTTGTTGATGGACGTCCAGTTCTTGATAGTCGTTCTAAAATGATTATTGGTGAAGATGGTAAGGTTGAGTTTTGGGAATGTAATCTTATCAATTTAAATCAAATTGGTGGTGTGATTTATTAAGTTTATTCTATTATGGCTAAAGGTGCGCGTTTATATCCTCTACAAGTTACAAAATTATATGAAAAGATTGTTGGTATTGTAGATAGTAAAAGAAAAACTCCTACAAGATTCTATTATAAAGTTAAAGGTGGTAAGAATTATATTGAACGTTATACTAATGAACAAATTTGGTGTAGAGATTTTCTTACGTTTGTTCGTAATCGTGAAGACTTTGAACGTTTTCTTAATGATATTGCTGATAGTCAGTGGATGTCGGTTCTTACTGCAATGCAACGTGTAGATAGAGATATAGACGTTCCTTCTTTTGGTCGTCATTGGATTCATCCTGAAACTTATCAAATTTATGCCGAGTGTGGTTTTGATTTTAATAAGATGACTTCACTTGGTCATGAATATATGAAAGAACGTCATAGAAAATTCTATGAACGTCTTTGTGCTAAACGATTTCTTAAACTTACTGATAAAGCAGCTTATGACGCAGATTATACCCAGAGACTTGCCGATATTCTTCGACGAGGAAAAGCATAAATATACAGATGCTCTTGATAGAGAGTATATATCTACGACTACAATTATTGGTAAGTTTGTAGAACAAAAGGATTGGAAAGCTATTGCTGAAGCTTGTGCTAATATTGGCAGTAGACCTGTTCCTCCTACTCATCGTAATTACGCTAAATATATTCGATATAGAGGTAAGACTGTTAAACAGATTCTTGCTGAATGGAAAATTGAAACTGAAAAGGCTTGTGCTAAGGGAACTGAAAAACATAATTTCCTAGAACAATGCGTTAAAAGATGTAATAACTACTATTTGAATGCAAATGGTTTTATTAATGGTCGTATTTATACGATTGATGATATTATAAGAACTCATAGTTACGGTAGACTTGATCTTGATTATTTTAGAGTTGTAGGTATTGCTGATAGGTATCCTCAAATATATTCTTTTATAAGTGAGATGGTGTCTATGGGATTTGAGATTTATGCTGAGATTGGTGTTTATCATCCAGAGTATTTGATTTCAGGTCTTGTTGATATTTTATTTGTTAAAGGTGATGAGTTCTTTATTCTTGATTGGAAAACTAATAAAGCACCTATTCGATTTGAAGGTGGTTATTGGGCAAAGAAAGCAGATGGTACTATTGACTTAGATAAGTATATTATCACTAATGAAACTATGTTGTTTCCTATTAATCACCTTCAAGATTCAACTGGTATTCATTATTCTCTTCAATTAAGTATGTATGATTATTTGATTGAACAATGGGGATTTAAGTGTCTTGGTAATATGCTTTGTCATATCAGAACTGTAGAGAATCCTATGATTCCTGATGATATGCCTCATGAAGAAGTTATTACTTTTGTTGATATTAAATATCTTAAAGCAGAAGTTAAAGCTATTTGTGATTACAGACTTGCTCAATTAAATAAAGAACGTAAAGCTAATACAAATTTGTTTAATTATAATATCAAGTAACAATGAGTGAATTTACAAATGCTTTGATTACTTATGATGACATCATAGCTAAAACGAATATTGATGTTCTTCGTAAGATAGCTAAGACTTATGGTTATACTATTTTTGATAAAGGTAACTATAATCTTAATATTTGGGGTATTAGATGTGATATTACTGATACCAAACATTTTAATGATCTTCTTTTAGTTTTTTATAAAGCTAATGAAGCTCATCCTAATCTAAATGGTAAATGGGTTTATGATTGGTATTCTATTACTACTGATCCTTCAGATATGAATTTGATTAAACCTATTAATTCTAAAGGTTGTGCTATTCTTGATGAAGGACAATTTCAAGGTGCATTTAAGTTAGGTAAACATAAAGGTGATTATGATGCTTTAGTTCAAGTTAAACCTTTACCTATTTTCCGTATTACTAGAAAAGATGGTGATATTGAGATTTCCGGTGAACCTATTTTTGAAATGTGTGGTATTAATATACATCGTGCTTCTAAATGGAAAATAGTTCATACTATTGGTCTTTATTCAGCAGGTTGTCAAGTATTTGAATCAGTTCGTGATTATGAGGATAAGTTTATTCCTCTTGTTAAGAAAGCCGCTACTATGTATGGAAATTCATTCACGTACACTTTGGTTAATATATCTGATTTCGATTGATTATGAAAGTCAATTTTCGAGGAGTGTTAATAGCACTCCTTTTTTTATTGCTAATAGTTACTAATGTAATCCAATGTAATGAAGAAGAAAGAATATATACAAATAATATTCCTTATCATACTCTGGATTCTTTTAATAGGGTCATATCTGCTTTGGAGGAATATGCTATAAAGCAAGAACGTATTATAGATAGCCTTAAAGCTAATACTAATAAAACTATTATAAAGTATGAAAAAGATATTGAAAACTTCTCTAATATTTATATTGTTTCTGATGATAGTATCACTAGATATATACGGCAGAGAATTGAAAGTTTGTAAAGATACTGTTATTACATATACTCTTGAAGATAATAGAAAGATTGCAATTCTTCTTAAACAAGGAGAATATGATGCTGCTTTATGTAAATCTTTGAAGAATATTGTTGTTGGACAAGATACTCTTATTAATAATTTAAAACATACTCTTTATACTCTTACAAACCAAGCGAACGTTTATAAGCAGTCTATTGCTGATCTTGAAAAGAGTAATAAAGATATGATTAAAGATCTTAAGAAGTATATGCGTCGTTCTGCTAATTGGTCTAAGATTGGTAGTTGTTCTATTGGTTTAAATGTTATATTCATTATATTATTAATTTTGGTATGAAAACTGTTTTTAGTAATCCTTTTGATTCTACTGAATTAAATGAAAGAGTAGATGGTGTGGTTTTAAAGATTGGACCTTTTGACTATACTTTCGCTAGAGCTAATGTTGATCGTATTGAAATTGATTTTGATGAACGTAATGTTAGAATTAATGATTCATTAGATTCAACTGCTATGCTTAGAGAAGCTATTAGAGCATTCTTTATTATTGTAGCTAATGAACTTAATCTTAATAAAGAATTTCCTAATGGAAAACAAGCTCACTTAGATGATATTGCTTATGCTCATTTAAGTTGGCTTTTTATGAATTGGTTTGATGATAGTACTTTTGAATGGGAATATAATACTCCTTATCCTGATAGAATTAATGTAGGTAATGTAAGATATATTGTTCATAATATGAAAGAAGTATCTTATCAATCTACTCAAGGTATTCAATATGGTCTTTCAGATCATGTTCTTGGTAGAATCTATGTTATAGAATCTGATAGAGGTGTTGTTATTCCTGATTCTATTAAAAATCAAACTTTTTGGCATGAGTATGTTCATTGTTTATTTGTTCAAGCTAATGAAGATTATGCTAATGATATTGAATATGTAGTGGATGCTTATGCTACTCAAATTGCTTTGTTTATGAAACAATTTGAAACTTTTATTGATAAATAAGTAAAACTAAAGATATGAATAAAGATTTTGTTGAAGTTGCAAATGACTCTGGAACTAATAATGGTTCTTTTGATGTTGTTTGTGGACAAAATAGTGGAGATGAAAGATCTACTATTTTAACGGTATCCGGGGGGGAGTTATCAAAAACTGTAACTGTTAAACAAGCTGGTGATTCGTATAAAAATAAAACTTTTGTTATTGTATTAGGTAACAATCTTATTGAATGTACTTGCATTAATGATGCTACGGCTAGTGGAACTAGAACTATATTGTTGCAAGCTAATAATATTGCTTTAGCAAATGATGTAACTAAAGAAGGTTTATTAGATACAAGTAACTTTTTTGTTGGATTACAATCTGTAGATGGAGATACTTCTGTTGCTAGTAAGTTTGCTTCTATGCAAAAGATTAGAATAGATCTCTATAATTCTTTATTAACTAAAACTAATGTTATTACTGGATTTAGGTGTTTATATTTTGCTGACGATAGAGGTCCTCTAGTTTATAATTTAGCAAATGTTATCGCTTATCCAAGTAAATCTATTAGTATTACAGGTGCAGATTTCAATTTAAATATTGTATTTACAGATACTACTATGGAATATTGGTGTTTGTCTGGTGCTTTATTTATGAATAAACAGAAAGGTACTTCGGGAGATTTAGCTTTGATTACGTATTCTTATACTCTTGAAGAACATAAATTAGTATTTTGGAGGGGAGTTAATACCGTTAATTCCGGTGATGGTGTTCAGATTGTTGGTAATGATATAGTACCTATTTCAAAAACTATTCAACATCCTAATAATTGTAAAGAGTACGTTTTAGATAATCAAGTTAATTATCAAAGTTTACATGAATTTGTTATGCAAGTTATTCAATATCCAGATTCTCCTATACCTATGAGTTTAGATACTATTACGAACGATAAACAGTTTGAATTTGAGTTATATCGGTACAAATAAAATTCTTTTTCATATTCGATTAATATTCTTGATA